TACCAAAATGAGGTTTACATGCTTTAGCCGCGGCTTCGGTTCCTGGTCCAAATGTTGAATCCTCTTTCAATTTATAGTTTGGATATGATCCCGTTCTTGCTTTAGGATAGTTTTCTAAAACAGTCTGAAGGACCAAATTAGGACAAGTATCATTGATTCTTGCTTGTAATGCCAAATCCATTTTGCCCTCCTTTTTTAGTTTTTCCCACCTTTGTTCCGCTTGTGATGGAGCGGAAGCTACCGTTACACCACCCTTTGATGCGTCTGTTGGTGTTGTTGTGGTATTTATTGACGCCGGATTTGTTGTTTCTTCTTCATTTAACCAACCGAATTTTGATTTGTGTTGATATAAGATCGATCTTTTTTCGTCTTCCGAAATAATAAACTTGTTTCTCATTTTATTTTTTTAAATAAATATATCAAAACAAAAAAAAAGGTGAATTTCATCACCTTTTATTTTAGGTCGACATTGAATGTCGATTCTCCACCACCTTATTTTTTATTAGAACAAGGAAACTATTGTTTTACCATCCAAATTTTCACACTATTTTGATTTGTAAAATAATTTTTAAATTGGCAATTTTCAATTAAACCTTGAGTTAAATTATATTCATACACAGTTCCACTTATATGTCCCCATGGTGTGTTATTTAAAGTCAAAGTAAATCCTACATTACTTGGATATAAACTATAGGTTGACTGAAATCCGTTAAAACTATAAGTATTATTTGTTAGAAAAACAAGTGTGTCAGATCGAACTTCTTGATTGAAACTAGTATTCAATACTTTAAAAATAACCCACGTTGAGTTTTTCAATGTCACGGTGCTATCAACAAAAGTTGTATCTGTGATTATTGGTTGTGGCCCCAAAGGTTGTTGTGGTTTGATATCTTCTTTGACACAAGAAGTTATCAATAAAAAAAGGACAATAAGTAATGAGAAATATTTCATATTATACTAAGGTTTCAATTTTGTTTCTAACTTGTTCAACTAAGGACACTTCTTTTACATTTGTGATTACCAATGACTCTTTTAAGATCTTATGTGGTATATGAACCAAAAATGTGTTTCCATCAAAATACGACAAATCTTCTTTCAGATTCAAAGCACCATCAACCATCTTTAAAAAAATCTTAAACTGAATTGGATCCATAAAGGACTCAGTAAGTATATTTCCGAATTTTTCGGACATGATTGTTATTGTGTGTTGAAATGTTGGTTTGATCATATTGATTTGTTATTTCTACAAATATAATAGAAATACTTTTATAAAACAAATTACTTAAGAATTTTTCTTATCAAAGTCATCAATTCTTCATTTTCTTCTTCTTTTGGTAAATCGTCTTTTTTGAAGTATTGACATTCGGTGTGTTCAAATCCGTCTTGAGCTTTAGTTAAATCAGGAATACGTTTCTTTTCAGTTTTTTTGTAAAAAACAAACATATGTCCTTTTTTTGTCCCATCTTGTTTGAACTTATCAATAAAACCGACAAAATCTAATTCATTATCTAATTCAATATTTGTTTCTTCATAGAATTCTCTAATTGCCGCTTGACCAGGATTTTCTCCACTTTCAATTTTACCTGAAGGTATTGACCAAACGTTAGGCATTGATTTATCAGGTGATCTTTTACAAAGAAGTATTTCATCTTCGTTTTGTAAAATTATGCCAGAATATTTTTTAAACTTTTTCATTTATATTTATAAATATGGAAATAAAAATAAAAGACAACCTTTTTAATGTCATTCCCCTTATAACATCAAAAGATATACAAAAAGGAATGATGAATAAAAAATTCGATTCAAGTTTTGATGGTATGTTATTTTTTATGGAAAAGGGTCCTCAAGGTTTTTGGATGAAAAATTGTATCGTTCCATTAGACATTATTTTTATTGATGGTGAAAAAATAAATAATATCCAACATTATTGTCCTCCATGTAAAACCAAAGATTGTAAAACATACGATGGGTATGGTGATCTTGTTTTGGAGTTACCTGGAGGAACTTGTAAAAAATACAATATCAACGATGGAGATCAAGTAGAAATATTTTAAAATATTTGAACCGTTATTTTTGTTTTTTCCTCAATAAATGGTTTAACTCTTGATTTTGCAATTTCAACATAATTTGGTGAAAGTTCAATTCCTAACCATTTACGATCTAATATTTCCGCCGCCACCAATGTAGTCCCTGAACCAGCAAATGGATCCAAAATTACATCGTTCTTGTATGACAAGATCTTGATCGCCTTGGTTGGGATGTCCATCGAGAAGGTCGCTTTAGTGAGAGATTTAGTGTCAGCAAAATAATTCCACTGACCAAAGACAAGTTCCATAAACTCTTTTTTATCATTCTCACTATAAACCATTTTGTTTCTTTTACTCCCATCCTCATTTTCAATTTCCGTTAATTCACCAGTCCACTCAGGTTGTCCTTTTACTTTTTTGATATGTTTGTTTTTGTAGGCCAATATTACACATTCTTTCGGGTTATAAATGTACGGGGACGATGGACTCATCCATGATCCCCAAGCTGTGGTCTTACTTCTATGTGGTGATTGTTCCTCTAAATCGACAATACCAAAAAAACCATAACCGATCTCTTTCATAATTTGCCACATCTCTGAAACAAAGAAAATACGACCACCTTTTTTTTGTCTGTTTATTTCATAAGGAATGTTAAGGGCAATTCTTCCATCATCCTTTAATAACCTATAAGCTTCACTCAACCATGATTTTGCAAACTCAACGTAGTCGTTGAACTCCATATCGTCCTCGTGAACATCGTAATCAATACCTACGCCATAGGGAGGTGATGTTACAATTAGATCGACAGATCCCTCAGGTAGTGTTTTCATCACCTCAACACAATCACCATTTATTATTTTTCTTGTTTCAATCATTTTTTAAAATATTATTTTTATTAATTTACATAGTAATTTCCAAGTAAAACTTAACCAAAAAATGGTTAGTGTAATTGCTAACATTCTATAGAAATACTTCATACCATATTTACTAAAAGTTGAGCCACTTTATATCCTGTAAAAGCCCCTGCGGCCGCCGAACCAGGTAACACAATAAACTTTCCAAGTATCGTATCATATTTCTTTCTATTCACAATATACGAAATTAGTATGTAATAGACAATATAGTTGAGTAATACTAATAAGTCCAGTTCTTTTGAAACAAAAACTACAATTGAATTCCCTAAAAATCCCCACGAAAAATTTATAAGAGTTTCCCTTAACAATTCGTTTGGTGTTGTGATTGCATCCAACACATTTATTTCTTTATTTATTCCGGTTTTTTTCTTCAAGTGTTTTGATGTGGTGTTCGAGATACCATAAGGCCTTTCTGAGGTCCTCGAGTTCTTTATCTTTTCCTTTTTTTCCTGCACGACTAATATATTTTACTGTGTTTCCTAAACTAAATCCTAGATCCCAAGCATCAATCACTTTGATGGCCTCATATTCATTATTTTTTCCTCCATAATGATTCGGGTGATTTACATGTTCCATCATTCTTCTCTATATTCTTTTAATAACTCATCATTAGATTTTGTCCCGTATTTTCCTTCCAATGTTTTTGCGTCAATATACGAATTCATCATATTTTTCATTTCATAAATTTGATGAGTGGTGTCTAACGATCTAACAATCTCACGAATGATTTTGTATGGATCGGCATTTGAACCTGGTCTTCTGTCTTCAACATAACCCTTCCAATTTTCGGCCGTGTCTTTTGGAACCCTAATTGATGCTCCTCGATCAGACACACCCCAACTAAACTTATCAATCGCCTGAGTTTCATATTCACCAGTAAGTCTTAAATGATTTTGTGATCCGTATGCTTTGATGTGATCTTCATGTCTTGATTCAAATGCATTGAATAGTGCCATAAAATATTCTTCATTCCCTTCATGTCTCATCATGTCAGTCGAAAAGTTTGTATGAAGACCTGATCCATTCCATTCACCGTGTGTTAATGGTTTTGGGTGTAGTTCAATGTGGTATCCATATTTTTCTGAAGTTTTAAACAAGAAATAACGAGTCATCCAAAGATCATCACCACCTTTATGTTTTCCTTGTGAGAACACTTGATATTCCCATTGACCTAAAGCAACCTCAGCGTTTGTTCCTGTAATATCAATTCCATAATTTAAACACATGTTCAAATGTTCGTCAACAAATGGACGACCCACCACATTATGTCCAACTCCACAGTAATATTCGCCCTGTCCTTTAAGAATATTTCTCTTGTGTCCTAAAATGTTTCCATTGATTTCTTCACGAATGAAATACTCTTGTTCAAACCCAAACCAAAGGTCTTCATAACCTTCACCAATTTTTGATCTTTTATTCGATTCATGGGGTGTCCCATCTGGGTTTAATACCTCACATAAAACATAAACGGTAGATTGCATGTCTTGAACATAGTGTCTTACAGGTTTTAATAAAAGATCTGATTTTTCAGTGTTTGCCTGTCCTGTTGATGATCCATCAAAGTTCCATATTGGAAATTTTCCATCTAAAAAGGCATTTTTAACTTTTTCGTATTCAACAATTTTAACTTTACTTCTTAAGTTTGGTTCTGGTTTATATCCGTCTAACCAAACATACTCCAATTTAATTTTCATTTTATTTTTCTTTTGTTATTTGTTCATATTTTTTTGTTTGAGAAATGATTCCGGCAATTCTTCTTTTAAACATCGGAAGTAAAGTTTCGTTGATTGGAAAAATATCTTTTGATGTCATTAAAAATATTGGTCCGGTTTTTTTATCAATACTCTCAAACGTAGAAAATGTATTTATAATTTTTGGTATTGTCAATTCGTTAATTTGATCTTGATAAATCAACTTAACTTTTGTCATTTGTTGGGGATTATATCTTGTTTCTTGTTTAATGGTGTATTCCCAAACATAGTGTTTTTTTTCATGGTCTATGAAATAAAAAAAACCTTTCGGGTGTAAGATATTTTTTTTATTTCTTTTTATTTTCATATCTAAAGAATCAAAAACTATTGTCCAAACTGATTTAGCTATGTTAAAATATTCCATTATTCTTGGAGCAGAATACATAAGGATTTTTTTAAACTCTTGTGATTCTTGTTCGGACATTTTTGGGATTTCTTTGAACTTAAGATCTTTAACCATTATCTCATCGTCAATATTGGTGAGTTTTTTGTCGGTGTAAATTATTTTATGATCTCTCATAAGTGCTTGGACATTCATCAAGTGTAATGAAAGTTCAATAAAACCTGGATATAACTCTAATTTGTCGAGTTTATCTCCCATTTTTTGAAAGTAGGAAAGTAGTTTGTATTCTTTGTATTCTCGATCAATTGGTTTTTCAAACATCCAATCGGTCTCCATTAAAAACTCTATTTTTTTTCTTCTTGTCATCGAATAAAAACATAAAAGAAAAATATAAATAAATAAAGTCCTAAGAGACCCTCATTACATAATACTCGGTTCCATTTATATCAAAAGTTTCATAGTCTCCATCGTATGAGTTTAATAAAGATCCATAACCATCTGAACTAATTACCGTGTTTACAATACTATCAGTATCAATAAAATCCATTATGAAGGTCTTATCATAACCGTAGTGATTAATAAAACCTTTTATGTCGTCTTCCCATTCTCTAACTCTATCATTTACTTCATTTTCAATAGTACTTTCATCATAACCACCTTGTGGATCTTCTTTAATTTCTTCTATTGTTTCCTCTAAACCATCAATTTTTTCTCTAAGTTGTTCATATTCTTCATTACTTATACCTTCTCTTTCAATTTTTTGATTCAATGAATCTAAAGTTATTTGGAGTTGATTAATTTGTCTCGTTTGTTGTTGTGATAACTCTAAAGGAATGTCCCAATCCCCAGGGTCTTGTCTTATATAGTCATCATAGAAGTCATATAACCAACTTGTCCAACTTTGTTTGTCTAATGCATCATCAAAGACCCAATCTGAAAAAGAATCCATTCCCATATCATCTAACAAACTTTCAACCGCATGTTTTGCCGCTGAATCAATTTCATCTTCTGCATAAACATCATAGGTATTTGGATTAAATCCATTATCACCACCTAACCATTCATAATTTTTTCCATAACCATAGGTTGCTCTTCCACTTGGGTATATGTAATATTTGTCTTCAGGAATCTCATTTCCCTCTTCATCTTCAACCGTGTCAACATCACCATTTTGTTCTAAGTATTCATATAGAGCTTCAGTTCTTTCAGATTCGTCGTCACCATTTTCAACATCCCATTCACTTTCTTGTCTTTTCTCGTCTAACTCAGCAAGTTTTTGATCCAATTTTGCTTGTTCCTTTATTTTCCACATAGAAGATCCGTAGTCAGATACATAACCATCTACGGTAATTCCGTCTATATTTGGGACATTAGTGTGAGAAATATCTAATTTACCCATTACTCTTACAACACCGGTAAGCGGTCCAACATTTTTATACTTACTAACATCTAACGGACCAGTAATAACAATACCTTTACCTCTATACGGTTTAAGTCTTGATATTCTTTCTGCAATACCTCCAACATCGTCTAATAACTCCAAATAATCATCAGGTGAAATCGAAACAAGGTTCTCATCTTGTTCTAAAATGTAATTTTTAAAAAACTTTTTTAATGACATATGTTATAAATATCAAAAGAAAATATAATTGATTTTTTTTATTTAGTAATTAAAGTTTAGTTAGTTGATATTTATAGACAAATAAACCACTTAAAAATAATTACCATGAGTTGCGGATGTAAGCAAAAACAACAAGCTCAACAAGCACAAACACAAACTCAACAACAATCGTCTCAGGCTCAAGCTCAGACCCAAACGAATGTTCAAGAGAGCGTTAAAAAAGTTATCTCAAAATATTACAGAAGATAATATTTGTTGTGTTAAAAAATTACAGGTGTTCGTATTGGACACCTTTTTTTTTGTTTGATATTTATAACATATGAGTTTAGAAAGAGCAAGAAATTTAATTCAGTCATTTAACGATGGTGAATACGAGTATGATATTGAACCGTATTTCAGTACCTTGATGAATTTTTTGAAGTTTATCAAAAAATATGGTTTATTAGATGAACTCGATTTAAATGAAATGCCAATTGGAGATTTTGATGATAAACTTTTTGAGTTCTTTGAAGAAAATGGTGTTGTGTCAAACATGACATACGATGGAACCCCACAACAATTCAAAAATCACTTTTTACTTTATGGTTTAGAAAACAACTATGAAGACACGATGGTTTTTATTACAAATAATCTTATTACGGATGTAGTTATTAGACCAGACGGTTTTTATCTTCATTTAAGAGATAGAGAAGAATTGGAGATTTTATTTTGTGGTTCAAGTCGTGGTGGTGGTGCAAGATATGTTGCAAAACTTATTTTAAGTGAAGATGGTTTAGGACATGAATGGTATTATGACAATACCGTAGAACCGCACCAAGTTGTTGATATACTGGATGATGCAAACATCACAACACTCAAAGATATTATTTTTAAAGAGATTGGAGATAAAGAATTGTCGTTAGAGGATTATGACTCTGATTTTTTTTCTGAACTTTCTGAAGAACAAGGAACTGAAGATTATTTTAGAATAAGAGCTGAAGATTTGAATGGTTTAGTAAGTGATGAAAGTGCGTTTAACGAGTTATGTAAAAATGATTTGGATGATTTAGGAAGTAGCCTGAGAAGTTTATATTGGCACTCTGAAAATAGTGCATATGAAGATGAGGTATATGAACTTGTCTATGGTGGTTTAAATGAATACTTTGAAGGAAGAATAAGTGAAGTTCCAAGAGAGGTCACAATGAGTGATGGGACAAAAAAAACAAGATATGACCAATATATTAAAGTAAGAGATTTTAAAAACATTATTGATACTTTTTTAGAATCTAACAAGGGTAATTATTGGGGTGATTCTCATTTAGAATACCATGGTGGTTTAGTTACTTTAATGGTTGCTATGATGAATGACGATCAAATTGATTGTATTGATTTTAGAGTTCCTGACTATCCTGATTGGGATAGAACAAGAAGAAACATCAACGAAAACTTCCCTGAATACCTCTAACTATTTATAGTTTAATTTATTTCTCATATACATTTTAAAAACCAAAAATATGAGAAAATTAGAAAAAAACACAAGACGGTATTTTGTAAATCTATTTGCCGACTACATCCTATCTAAATTCGACAAATCAGAAAACACAATTATTCAAGTAACAGACTTTGAGAACTTTGTTGTTGTAAATGGTCAAACAACAAGTTCAAATGTTTTAGAAATGCTTAAACTAAAATCTGAGTTTATTGAGTCGAATAAAGAGTTATTTAACTCTTTGGATAAAGAGGATCTGAATGTAATTGATATTATCAAATACAATCAAGAAATAACAGATCTAAAACGAGGATGGATCAACGTGAACAAATCTTTATATGTTGATCAATACGATCCAATTTCAGAGATAAACATTTCATCAGAATTTCCATATGGACATAGTTTAGGGTGTGGTAGAGGAATGTTCTACTACTCACACTATATCTTTAACCACATGTATTCTTTATTGGGTGTAGACAAGTTATATTTTCGTTATTCAAGTGATCTTGATGAGAATGAAGACTACAAAATTAAAATAGTGTCTGATTCAAGATATTCAAAAGATCAGATTACTAATCTTGTATTGGATGTGTTTGATATGGATTTAACCGAATTTAACCAAAAGTTATCAAACCACAATTTTACAGAAGACATTACAAATCAGTCCTTAGACAAACCATATTTGGTTCAAGATAGATTAAAAGATGTAATATTGGTATAAAAAAGAAACCCCACTTTAAAGGTGGGGGTAGTTTTAAATAATTTATTTTCTTATAGAAAATCCAAATCGATAATTGCCTTTAACATTTTTCTATCGCCATCACTACCTATAGAAACCGAGGCTTTTGATTTACAAGCAACATCAGGGTTATATGGATAGGATCCGATTTGATTCTTAGACCAAGACATATATTGTTTTTTAGATTTCTCTGACATTCTTGACCAAGAAAGACATGCAGTTGATAACAACTCAACATCCTCAAAATCCCCCATTTTTGTTTTTGTTGGTTGTTCATTTAGAACTCTTTTAACAATACGAACCAAATCTGATTCTGTAAGTCTTACTATTCTTTTCATTTTCAATTTTATTTATAAATACAATCAAAAAAA